CGGAAAAATGACCATCAAGGTCTCTGACCTGATCAAGAAGCGAGCGACCGCCTTCGACGCCTACAAGGTGTTCGCGGAGAAAGTCACACTCACCCCCGAGGAGCAGACTCAGCACGACACCGCGCTGACGGAGGTCGAAGGTCTGGACAGCCAGATCAAGCGCGCGAAGCGTATGCAGGAACTCTCGGCCGATAGCGCCCAGCCCGTCGCGGACCAGGAGACGCGCATCCAGATCGTCGATAACGATCCCTACTGTGTCGAGGCGGCCGCAGCCTCGCGCGGGCTGACCACGCACAAGGGATTGCGCGCGATCGCTCTGGCGAAGATTTTCGATGCCGCGGGCCGCAATCCGGAGTACGCGCGAACCATTGCAACCCGTTCGTTTGGCGACCGCCACCCGATCACGCTGGCGTTCAATCCACCGCAGGACACGCATACCCGCGCCCTGGTGACCTCGGTCGGTGCGTCCGGCGGCTTCATCGTGCCGCCCGACTACGTGAACGAAATCATTGAGCTCCTGCGCCCCAAGGCGGTGGTCCGCCAAGCCAACCCGCGCATGCTGCCGATGCCTCGCGGCACCATGACCCTGCCGGGTCAGAAGACGGCCGCGACCGCGGCCTACGGCAACGAGACCAAGGCAATCACGAAGTCGGAGCAGACGCTCAACAGCATTGTGGCGAGCTACAAGAAGCTCACTGCCCTGGTTCCGGTGTCCAACGACATGATGCGGTACGCAGATCCCGCTGCGGACGCCTTCGTTCGCGACGACCTCGTCAAAGTCGTGGCGCTGCGCGAGGACAAGGGTTTCATCATGGACGATGGGACGGCGGACGGCGTCCGCGGCTTCCTGTCCTTCGCGAATAGCTGGGTCGCAGTCGGTGGCGGCACGGTCGGTGTGTGGAGCACCAGCGCGAACTCCACGCTGGCGGTGAACGGCGCGGATCCGGCGAACTCCACCGGCGGTAACTTCATCACGTCGACGGCGGTCTTCACGCTCGTGACGGTGGCGCAGGAACTGGGCGGCGCGGTGAATCGCCTCGACCAGGCGAACGTGCCCGAGGACAAGCGGCGCTGGTTCATGAACCCCCGCAGCTTCAACTATCTGAACAACGTGCAGAACAGCCTGGGTGTGTACGTCTACCGTGACGAGCTCAGCCGCGGCACGCTGCTCGGGTACCCGTTCTCGAAGACCACCCAGATCCCGACCAACTTCTGGGATGCGTCGGGCACGAACAAGGACCTCTCCTTCGTCTTCCTGGTCGAGATGACCGAGGCGCTGCTGCTCGACAGCATGACCCTCGAGCTCGCGGTGTCCCGGGACGGTTCCTACGTGGACTCGGGCGGGGCGACGGTGTCGGCGTTCCAGAGCGATCAGACGATCATCCGGGCGATCGCGGAGCACGACTTCCAGATGCGGCACGATGCCGCCATCGCTGTCATCCAGGGCGTGCGCTGGGCCCCGGCGATCAGCTAAACCCGATTCGGGCCGGCAGTGATGCCGGCCCCTCCTTTAGACGAATAGCTCAATAGGAGCGCTCCCCATGTCTGGCGACATCACCACTCAACGAAACATTGCCTCCCTGGGCGACCTGAAGCGCCTGGCGGATCACGCGACCTCGACGGCTGCGGGCACGGGCGACGCGACCAGCGTCACCGGCCTTACCATCGATCGTCAGGGCTTCGGCAACGGCTCCATGCCGGCGTCGGCCCTGGTCGGCGTCCACTACGAGACCACCCTGGCGAGCGGCGCCACGCTGTCGATCGGCTATGCCGTGCAGGACTCGGCCGACAACAGCACCTGGGCGGACTATCAGACCGCGACCTACGCGCTGGCGGCGACCGGCCCATCAGGGGGCGGCGCAGTGAAGGGTTCGTTCAATGTGGCCGTGAATCTGGGCTCCGCCCGGCGTTACGTGCGCTTGAACTACAATCCGGATCTGAGCGCCACCGGCACCGACACGTCGTATTCCGACGCCGTTGGATTCTTCGCAGGCTTTGACCGGCTCGCCGCGCCGAATACTTGATGAGCGGAGTTAATGGACTGCCTGCGTCCGGCAACGCGGGCAGACCCGAAACTCCTGCCGGGAACCCTCCTCCCGTCCGATACGAGCGCTCGCTCTATCCCGGATGCCCTCTCTGCGATTCGACGGACCTCGCGCCGCTGCGCACCGCAGACTGCTCGCAGCATCCTTTGTACGATTCGCGACTGCCCGCGGCGATGCGGTGGGTGGAGTGCGGCACCTGCGGGCACATCTTGACCGATGGCTACTTCGGCGAGGCCGCCTCCGAGGTGCTGCTCTCCCGGATCAACCAGGGTCAGCGTCTCGGCGATCAGATCGAGGCGCTGCGGACCGTCTCGGCGCGCATGGTCGCGCGCGTGTGCGAGTACCAATTTGAAGATGATCCGGGCTCCTGGCTGGATATCGGCGCGGGCAGTGGATCGCTGCTGTTCACCGCGCAGGAGTTCGGGTTTTCGGTCGTCGGGACCGATTTGCGGGAAGAGGTGGTCCAGGGCCTGCGGCGGCTCGGGATCGGAGCGCATCGCGCGGATATCGCGATGCTCGACCCCGGTGTGAAATATTCGGTCATCAGCATGGCCGACGTGCTCGAGCATATGCCCTATCCCAAGGCCGCTCTGGAAAAGGCTTACACGCTGCTCTCGGACTGGGGCACGCTGCTGATCTCCTGTCCGGCCTACGACTGTCAGGTGTGGCGCTATCTGGACGCCCGCCAGGCCAATCCCTACTGGGCGGAGCTCGAGCACTATCACAACTTCAGCCGCGAGCGGCTCTATAAGCTGCTGACGGGCTGCGGTTTCTTCCAGTTCTCTTATGGCGTGAGCGAGCGCTACCGCTGCGGGATGGAGATCCTAGCGCGGAAGCACCCATGAGCGGCTGGGATGAGATTCTGTCGGCGGCACCGCCCGAGCGGGTCGTTGTCCACGATGACCAGGCGCAGCGCACGCGCCTCGAGCGCGCCCGAAATCGCTCCGTCTTCATCTGTACCCCCATCGCCCGCCACCCCGTCCGGCAATACACGACGTCAATCAGTAAGACGCTGGTCTTCCTGCAGCAGCTCGGGATCCGAGCCTATATTCAGCGCGTGGTCGGCAGCTCGAACCTACCCCGCGCTCGCAACGACCTGACCGCCGCCTTTCTGGCAGCCGCGGACTACGACGACCTCCTCTTCATCGATGACGACATGGGCTGGGAGCCGAACGACGTTCTGCGCCTCCTGGCGTCGCCCCATGATGTCATTGGCGGGGTGGGCTGTAAGAAGTCCGAGCGCCCTGACACCGACCCAGATCGGTGGTGCATGGCGCCCTTGCCCGGGCCGCTGGTGCAGGACGCCATGGGCGCGATCCAGGTCGCGCACGTTGGGACGGCCTTTCTCAAGATCAGCCGCGACGCGTTTGAGCAACTGATCGCCGCGCATCCCGACTGGAAGCGCCGCGGCTGGAAGAGGATGCCGGAGACGGCGCGGGCGAAGTATTATCGATTTTTCTACTTCCCCGACGATCCCGACGAGATTGGAGAGGACGTCGAGTTCTGCCGGCAGTGGCGCGCCCTGGGCGGCACGGTCTGGATCGACCCCACCATCCGGCTGATTCACGTCGGCGAGAAAGAGTACAGCGGCGACTTCGAGGCGCTGCTCGAGGCTCAAGGAGCGTAATGATGACGGCCAGCGTAACCACCGCCCCACAGCGAATCGTGCGACTCACGCGCGACATGCGTCCCTGGCGCACCGGCGACGACATAGTGGTACCGTTAGAACAGGCGGAGCTCTTGGTGAAGAATGGCGAGGGCGAGGACATCCGGCCCTATCCGCCGGCCGACGTGGCGCCACCGCCAGGAGGCAGCCCGACGAACCTGGTCGGCGTGACCGCGATCAAACCGAAACGGTATCTGACCCGCAAGCGAGGCTGATCCCATGCAAGCCACCCTGGTCAACAATGTGGCGATTGCCGCGGCGGCCGTGCTGGCTGCGGATCCGAACAGCACACTTAAGCTGGTCGACGCGCCAACCTCGCTGTGCATTCAGGCCGCTTTCACGTACGGCGCCGGCGGGACGGCCGTGGATGCCTGGGTGCAGACCAGCATCGACGGCGGGGCCTCCTGGATTGATATCGCGCAGTTTCATTTCACAACGGCGAGTCTGACCCAGGTGGTCAATCTGAACAGCCAGACCGTGATCACGACGCCCTATACGCCGACCGACGGGACGCTGACGGCGAGCACCTGCAAGGACGGCATCCTCGGACCCCAGTACCGTATCAAGCGACAGTCCACCGGCACGTATACCGGCGCGACCAGTCTGAGGATCGACGTCTCCGCCCAGGAGCCTTGATTCCGTGACCGTCCAGGTCATCTCGAAGGTGCTGGTCGCCGCGCAGGCGCCCGACGCCCCGCCCGAGACCGCCGCCAACGTGGACCCGCCCGGGGCCTACGATCTCGTCGACCTCGCGACAGCCAAGGATGAGTTCGGTATCAAGCCGGCGGAGACGCAACACGACTCCTTCCTCCAGCGCACCATCACGGGCATTTCGGCGGCCATCTCGAAGCACTGCAACCGCGTCTTTCAGACCGAGGTCATCCAAGACACGATCTATCTGCAACAAGACCCCTATCCCTGGCAGACGCCGGGCGGGGTCGATGCGCTGCAGCTCTCTCGTTGGCCACTCAACACCGTGGATGTGGCGAATTTCACGGGCAACACGAACGCCTCGACGGTCCTGACGGGTCTCTCGAGCATCCAGGGGATCGAGGCCGGCACGCTCGTGTTCGCCTCGGACGGCAGTATCCCGCACGGCGCGCAGGTGGAATCATTCAACAGCGCGACCGTCAAGCTCACTCTCGCGGCGACCTCGCGCGCCCCGGGCCTCTCGTTCAACACGGGACTGCAGGTGGTGCAGCTGCTGCCCGGGCCCAATAACCCGCAGACGCTGGTCTGCGGGAAGGACTTCACGGTCGATGCCGAGCGCGGCTGGCTGATTCGGCTGAACGCCTTCACTGGGGTTGCGGTCCTGTGGGAGACCGTGCCGCTAACGGTGATCTATCAGGCGGGGTTCGACGACATCCCACCGGACCTCGTCGAGGGCTGTCTGCGCTGGCTCACGGCTCGTTTCCGAGCGAAAGGGCGCGATCCCATGCTGGTGGAGGACAGCCAGCCCGGCCTCGGCACGAGTCGTTACTGGGTGGGATCCACCCCGGGATCCTCGGGCGGCATCCCACCGGAGATTGCCGAGATCGTTGATAACTATCGCGTACCGGTCATCGGATGAGCGGCTCGGTCTCATTCGATCTCACGGGCGATCGGGCCTTCATCGTCCGCCTGGATACCTTCCCGGCGCGGCTTCGAGCTCGCATGGTGATTCGCATGGAGGCGCTCATGACGCGCCTTGAGGGTGCTTCGCAGGACGCCGCTCCCTATCGGCACGGGACGCTCAAATCCGAGATCCATTCCAAGGTCTACTCGGACAACCCGGATCGGGTCGCGGGCTACGTGCAGGTTTATGCGCCCTCGAATCCCAAGGACTACGCCAAGGCGGCGACTCTGGAGTACGGCTCGGACAAGGTCCGCCGGCGGTTCGATCGCAGTGCCAGGACGCTCTCGGCGCTCTTGCGACAACGGCGCCAGGTCATCGGCCGCTCGGGACCCGTGCACATCGATGCTTACAGGTACCTGCGCGGGCCTTTCGAGGCCATGCGACCGGAAATCGAGGCGGCGTTGAACGAGGAGATCGCGGCGGAGATCGCCGCGGGCGGCGATCAGTGAGTCAGCGCCCCCCCCGCGAGACGATCATGGCGGCGCTCTACAATGCGCTGGTCGCCTCGGTGCAGGTGTCCTTCACCGCCGATACGCAGGCGAATTCCCCGGTGCTCGCCAATCCCTCGACGCTCGAGGGCCTGTTCGTCGGCCTGCCGGTGGTGGGCGGAACGCTCCCCCGGGGGGCAGTGATCATCTCCCTTGCCCCACTCACCCTCAACCAGCCAGCCAACGGCAATGCGAACGCGGTGACGCTGCAGGGCGGCTTCCTGACGACCGGGCGTCGGCTGCTGCCGTGGAATCGGGTCTCCGAGAAACCGGCGCTGTTCCTGCGCGGTGACGACGAAGAGGTCGAGTACCGCGAGACTCAGTTGCAGATGCTCACGATCCGCGCGGAGATCTGGATCTATTCGGATGCCGGCCAGGATCCGGACCAGGCTCCGGAGACGGCGCTGAACAATCTTCTCGATGCGGTTCAGGACGCCTTCGCACCGGATATGCCGGGCACGCGGCAGTTCACGCTGGGCGGTCTGGTGTACTGGGCACGAATCGCTGGGCGTATCATGAAGTCAGTAGGCGACCTCGACGGCCAGGCCATCGCGGTGGCTGATGTTGAGATCATCGTTCCCTGATACGGTATTGATCCCTCACCGCCGCCGTCGGCGCTTTGGAGAGCACATCGAATGGCTAACACGAACGTCACGCCGCAAGGCCTCTTTGGGCCCGGCATCCTCTGGCTGACGCGCACCGATATCGCCAACAGCACGCCGACCAACATCGGGTTCGTCAACGAGTTTTCCACCGATCTCTCTTACGAGACCAAGCAGCTGTTCGGTCAGAACCAGCTGCCGCTGCTGGTCGCTCGCGGTACGGCGAAGGCCACCGGCAAGATGAAGGCGGCCACCCTGTCCGGGCAGGCGCTGAATATCACGCTCCTGGGTGGCGTGTGGGTGCCGGGTACGGAGTACAACGCGACCACCTCGCCCGCGACCGCCGTTCCCGTCTCGCCCTTCACGATCACCCCGACGGTGCCCTCGAGCGGGACGTGGAATTCGGATCTCGGTGCCGTGAACGCGGCGAACCTGCAGCCCCTCACCCTGGTCACGGGAACGCCCGCGGCGGGACAGTACGCGGTCACGGCCGGCGTCTACACGTTCTCGTCCGCCGATCACGTTTCGGGCATCAGCGTCCTGATCAGCTACTCGTACACCTGGACGACCGGATCGACGGGTCAGAGTCAGACGATCGTCAATAACCTGATCGGCACCACGCCCACGTTCCAGATCGACTACAAGTCGATCCTCTACGGGGCGACTTACTACCTGCGGCTGTTCGCGTGCATCGGCGGCAAGACTGCGTTCGGGCACAAGAGCACGGACTTCATGATGCCCGAGTACGACTTCGAGTTCTTCGCCAACGCCGCGCAGCAGGTGGGTATCATCAGCCTCGCGACGCAAGCCTAAAGCGTTCAGGTATTCGAGTCCCGGCCCGGCAGCCGGCATTCGTTCTCCTTAGTGGGGAACCGCTGAAAAGGGAGCCCCCCTTCCGATTTTAGCGGGGCGGATGGCATGCCGGTGCCGTCCGCCTTCCCCACGCCTACTAAGGAGCTTCCCTGTGGCCGATGACCCATTCCAACTCCAACCGTTCGAGATCACCCTCGGCGGCATCCGGTATCCCATCCAGAGCCTCAAACTCGGTCAGCTGCGCGATCTCTCGATCGGCGTCGTCATGCCGCCGGAGACTGACATCCGGGTCATGGTTCGCCGGAAATTCGAACGCGACGTGCAACTCATCGAGGTTGCCCTGCGGTATTACGAGCGCAAGCTCTCTGCGGACGATCTTTTCTCGATGCCTATCAGCCGCCAGGAGATGGATGAGGCGGCCGACAAGATCCTGACGTGCTCCGGGCTCGTGCCGCCCCGGAAATCCCTGGAGGCTCTGAAGGAGCAGGTTGCGGAGCTGCAGAAGGAAATCGCCGAGCGTGAGGCTGCGGAGGTGGCCGCGGATCCCACGGGAAAAGGCGAAGGCGGAAAAACGCCGGCATAGATTGGGGGTTCATCTTCGGCCGGGTCGCCTCGGGGCTGAAAATTCGCCCCGCCAAGGTGCGCCTGATGACCTGGCCGGAGGTGGCCGACCTCTTCGAGTACTGGGACTCCGTCCCGCCGCTCGAGGAGACCGCCGCGATCTTTGCCCGGGCTTATACCTCCTGGGAGCC